ATCTATGACTTTTACCTGCACATCTGCGGTTGCATACGCAACTACAGGATCATTTAACTAAGGGGCAAACAATGGCACGACTAAAGATCGTAAGGGCTACAGGGGAAAGCATCGTAAGTATTACCCCGGTGGTTGAAGTCGCGTTTGAAAAGTACGCAGGGCAAGGCCTATACAAGCAGCTACGCGAGCACGAAAAGAATAGCGACCTGTACTGGCTGGCTCACAATGCACTAATGCGTACCGAGGTAATCCCACCTTTTGGTGACGATTTCCTTAAAGATTTAATCTCGGTCGAAGTGATCGAGGATGAAAGCCCAAAAGGATAGATCGGGGTTCATTTACATACTTGGTAGCTAGTCTGGCTATCGAGTTAAAAATTAGCCCCGATCAAGTCCTGGCGATGGATGAGATCATGTTTAAAGCAGTACTCCAAGTATTAGGAGATCGAGCGAAGGAGCGAGCCAATGCCAGTAAACGTCACAGGCGTACAGGCCACTCTTAAAGACATGCGTAATTTAGACCGCAATTTGGCTAATCAAATGAATAAGCAAATAAAAAATGCCATGATGCCTATACTTGAAAAGGCTCAGGCCTATGCACCTGCAAATAGCGAAATGTTGAGCGGCTGGACTAAGGCAGATGCTTTCGGGCCACAGTCCAGAAAATACCGGGCTTTTCCAAAATACGATCAGTCAGAGGTTGTCAGAGGCATTATCTATCGCCAGGGTGCTAACAATTCTGGCGAAGTAGCAGGCGCTAAATTTAGGCGCAGATTTCAGGTTACGCATTACATCGCTAACACATCTGCAGGCGGTGCTATTTATGAGACATCTGGCCGCCTATCAGCATCTCGCAAGCCATCGCGCAGCCTTAACCCAAATGCCCGCGCACAATTCTTAGAGCCGCTTGGGCCGATATATGGCACACGTGGCACAGCTGATCCTAGATTTGGCAACACAGACCAGCGCGGTCGCTTGATTTATCGCGCATGGGATGAGGACAACGGCAGAGCTGCAAGAGCTGTAAACCTTGCTATTAATACAGCCGTAGCACAATTTAACGCAGGTAACGCTATGGGTAAATATAAGGCGGCTGCATAATGGCAAATATCGTAGTCGCGGCTATTGCCAAATGGAACGGATCAGCCTTAGTTAAAGGTGAGAAGCAGCTAACAGCATTTCAAAAAACTACAAACAATTTGGCAAAATCTTTTGTCACCTTATTTGCAGCGCAGAAAATCTACGCATTTGGCAAGGCATCCGTAAAGGCATTTGCAGCCGATGAGAAGGCAGCCAAGTCGCTAGCGATAGCACTTAAAAATACTGGCAACGGATTTGCCACAATAGCCACCGAAGGTTTTATAGCCAGGTTGCAGGATACTTACAAGGTGCTCGATGACGAGCTTAGGCCAGCCTTTCAGACTTTGCTTAACGCCACCGGGTCACTTACTACAGCCCAAAAGGGATTAGAACTAGCGCTCAATGTCTCAAAAGGTACATCTGCCTCAGTCGAGCAAGTATCAAAAGCGCTGGCAAAAGCATACGGTGGCCAGACCACAGCGTTGAGTCGGCTTGGCGCAGGTTTGGACAAGGCCACATTAGCTAGCGGTGACATGGACAAGATCATGGCCACCTTGACCAGCCGTTTTAAAGGCCAGGCACTAGCCGCAACCAAGACCTATGCAGGTCAAATGAACGCCCTAGCGGTCTCATCTGCCAATGTTCAGGAGATTATCGGCAAGGGCATTTTAGATAGTATCTCGGCGCTGGGCGATGCCGATGGTATTACTCAGGCTACAGCCGAAATGGAAAAATTTGCTCAAAGCTCATCAGATGCCTTACTAGGCGTAGCTACATTATTTGGCAGATTAAAAAATGAGACTAAGACCGGTGGTTTATTAGCAAGAGGTTTTAGCGCATTTATGAACAGCGGTTATTTAGCTAGTGTAGGCCGCGAGGAACGGCTAAAAAATGCACCGTTTAGCCCTACATCAATGTACTTTACGCCTGAGCAGGCTGAGCGTGCAAAGTTAATTGCTACGATCAAAAAGCAAAACATGACAGAAAAAGAAAAACAAAAGTTATCTGCCGCCGAGTTAGCAGCTAAGAAAAAGCAAGCAGAGCTAGATGCGCTAAAAAAGAAATTTGACGTAGACCGCATTAACCTAGAGACAGCCCTGGCTAACTCGACCGATGAGGCAGAAAAGGCACGCATACGCAGCCTGCTTACCATCATGGATGAGGATGAAAACGCAGCTGCTAAGCGCATGGCGCAGCTTGATGAGGCTAACGCAGCCAAAATGAAGGCCGAGTTAGCAGCCGCCGATACCTTAAAGTACCTGGCACAAGAGGCAGACCGTGCAGCTAGAGGCTTGGCATCGATCGGCAACCCTGCAGGCAATTACAATTACACAGCTGCAGCGCCGTCATTTGTCTATGGCGCAGGTAGCGTGCCTGATCTACCAGCTGGCCTTAGCAATATGCCAGCGGAAGGCAACCCGCAGGGCATTTACGATTACAGCCCTAGCAGCCCATCGTTTACCTACTCACCACCTACGGTCAATAACTTTTCAATTAGCACACCGCTTGGCACCGAGGATGCGCTAACCGAAACTATGCAGCGCGTGATCCAAAAGTTAAACCGCATGGGCGATAACCTGTCATTTGCAGGGGCGCTTTAATGCCAATACCTACGGTAAATGCTTTCATAAATTTTGGAACGGGGCCGAGCACGGCACAAGCCATGATTATTGGCCAGGGCATTATTGGCACAAACGTTTTGGCAGATAGTGCAGCGCTGGTTGTCGATGTGTCTAACCAGGTTGATGGCATCACTACACGCCGCGGCCGTAACGCCGAGGCTGACCAATTCCAGACAGGCACCTGCACCATGCGCATAGTCGATCAAAACGGTGACTTTAACCCTATGAATACAGCGGGGCCTTATTACGGCTTGCTTGATCCGATGCGTAAACTAGAAATATCGGCAACGCATTTAGGTATTACTTATCCGATATTCAGCGGATTTATCACAGGTTACGACACCCTGACACCACAAGAGGCTGGCGTAGATGTTGTCTATACGACTATCACAGCCGTAGATGCGTTTAGACTTTTACAAAATGCGCAGATAACTACGGTTGTCGATGCAACTGCAGGGCAGTTAAGCGGTACTCGTATTAATAAGTTGCTAGACCAGGTGTCATGGCCAGCATCGATGCGTGACGTCGATCCGGGGCTGACATCGCTGCAGGCCGATCCTGGCACACAGCGAACAGCCCTAGCAGCTTGCCAGACCGTAAGCACTAGCGAGTATGGCGCGTTTTATGTAGATGCCGCTGGTTCATTTGTATTTCAGGATCGAGCGCTGACATCTAGCAGCATAGGCGGTACGCCTACAGTCTTTACCGATACAGGCGGCGATATTAAATACTTCGATGCCCAATGGGTATTAAATGACGTGCTCGTATATAACCAAGCAAATATTACAAGATCGGGCGGTGCGACTCAGCAAAATAGTAATGCTGCCAGCATTGCCAAGTATTTTTTACACAGCTACACACAGACCAATTTGCTGATGGAGACCGATGCCGTGGCGCTAGATTATGCCCGCGCTTACGTGGCTAGCCGTGCCGAGACTACCGTGCGATGCGATGCGCTCACCCTTGACCTATACACAGAAAACTACGACTCAGGCATAGTAGCTGCCCTTGACCTAGATTTTTTTGACCCTATAACCGTAACCACTAGCCAGCCTGGATCATCAAGCTTAGTCAAAACCTTGCAGATATTTGGCGTGGCTATGACCATAAGACCGAATAAATGGCAGGTAAAATTTACAACGCTAGAGCCTATTATAGATGCGTTTATTCTAAATTCTACGCAGTACGGCGTATTAGGCACTAACACGCTTTCATACTAAGGAGACAGATATGGCCATTTCAGGATTTCCGACAGTCACCGGGGATGTGCTGACCTCATCCACGATGAATTCGCTAGTGCAGTTTGATGTAGTAACGCAGACAGGTGACTACACAGCGACTACCAACGATAACTACCAAGAGATTTTTTTAATGAATAAGGCCACGGCCATAGCCTTTAAGCTGCCTACAAATGCTACAACCGCTTTCCCGATCGGTACCGTACTTACCGTGCTATCGATCGGCGTGGGAGTTACAACTATCTCAGCTGTAACACCTGGCACTACCACGGTGCTAAGTGCTGGGGCGGTAGCAGCTAGTCCAACGCTAAGCCAGTACAAATCAGCGGCCTGCATTAAAACTGGCACGGATACTTGGTATGTGGTTGGTGCAATAGCCTAATGATCGCTAATTTAGTTGCTGGATTTTTAGGCGTAGGCGGTGGAGTTGCAACCGACTATGAGTCTATTGCTACCGCTAACGGAACAGGGTCAAGCGGCACAATAACTTTTAGCGGCATACCTTCAACTTACACGCACTTACAAATTAGAGGATTTGCTCGGTCTAGCCGAGCAGCCAACAGCGACTTTGTTTATATTAGATTAAACTCAGATAGTGGTTCAAATTATTCAGTTAAAGAATTGTTAGGCAACGGAACTAGTGCAACGCGATCTGTTGGCACAAGTTCTGTATGGGGTTGGTGTGGTTATGCGGGCGCACAAAGCAACGCAACTAACTTTGGTGATTTAATTGTAGATATTCACAATTATGCCAATACAAATATGAACACCACTATAAGAACTTTGACTGGATACGATGCCAATGGTAACGGTGCTATTGCTTTAGAAAGCACGGCTTGGCTGAACACCGCCGCAGTTACTTCGGTAAGTTTAGTGTTAGATAGTTTTAACTTCTCAACTGGAACTACCTTCGCTCTGTATGGGATTAAATAAATGCCAGCAACTTATGAACCAATAGCGACTACAACACTTGGCAGCGCGGCAAGCAGTGTTACCTTCTCCAGCATCTCAGGCACTTACACAGACCTGATTATGGCAAGCGCAGTAAAATTAGACATAACAGGCGGTTATGGCATGGGCATGCAATTTAACAGCGATACAGGTGCTAATTATTCGTTTACCTATTTAATCGGTACTGGTTCAATAGCGGCAACCAGCCGAGGCACTGCTCAAACTTACGCACTTTACGGCAACGGAGATACCGACTGGGGCAATTCCCTAGTCAGCATACAAAACTATTCTAACGCCACTACTTTCAAGACATGTATTGCAAGAAACAATAATACAAATAACTCAACTCAGGCTTATGTAAATCTGTGGCGTAATACTGCCGCAATTACAAGTATTAAAGTTATGTCTCAGTCTGGCTCGAACTTTGTTACAGGCTCAACCTTTACGCTATACGGAATTAAGGCGGCATAATGGCTACTACTTATGTAAAGATAGCAAGCAGCACCGTGGGTGCAGGTGGCGCTTCATCTATTGATTTCACTTCTATTCCTAGCACTTACACAGATTTATTGGTAAAAATGTCTTTGAGATCAAGTAACGCTGATGGATTTACCGGCAGCGCCACGATGAGACTAAATGCCAATTCAGGCGCTAATTATTCCTTTCGCACGCTATTCGCCGCAACCGCTTCACCTGCATCTGGCAACGGTTCGGCAGGTACTTCGGTAACTATTGGTGGAACCGTAGGTGCAAGCCTTACTGCTAATACTTTCAACAATGCCGAATTGTATATACCAAACTATGCTGGTAGTACTAATAAATCTTTTTCAGTAGATACCGTATCCGAAAACAATGCTTCAACAGACTTTACTTATCAACTAATGTTTGTCGCTGGTCTATGGTCACAGACTAACGCTATTAACCAAATTACTATTTACTCAGGCACAGTAGGAAGCACTAACTTCGTTCAATACTCAACAGCAACCCTTTACGGCATACTCAAAAACTAGGAGACAAAATGGCAGACACAAAAATCATCGTAAACTGCGAGACAGGCGAAGTTTCTGAGGTTGAACTTACAGCCGATGAGATCGCCCAACGCGCAGCCGATGCAGAAAACTACGCAAACCAAAAGATCGCTGAGGATGCACTCGCTGCATCGAAGGCCATCCAAAAGGCTGAGTTACTTACTAAACTTGGCATTACAGCCGATGAAGCAGCGCTACTACTGGCATGAGTCTTACAAGCTATAACGGCTGGCCTGCCAGTAAAGACCAGGCAGAGATCAACGTAAAGCCTTACCCGGTCAAAGGTACTAATTTAAAGATTAGATGCGCTAAGGATGCGGGCGAGTTACTAGCTGCATTTGCTGCAGAATTCCATGAACTTATTGAACCGATCGATGAAGGCAAGTTAGATGACTGGGCTTACGCTTTCCGGATGGTACGCGGCACGACCGACAAACTTAGCTGCCACAGCTCAGGCACAGCCATCGACTTAAATGCTACGCAGCACCCTTTAGGCAAGGCAGGCACTTTTCCATCTGAGAAGGTGCCAATGATCCAGGCGCTTGCTAAAAAATATGGTCTTACATGGGGCGGTGACTATCGCAACCGTAAGGATGAGATGCACTTCGAGGTATCCATTAGTCAAGATAAAGCAAAAAAACTAATCAAAAAATTAGGGCTAGATGGAGACAAAAATGCAGGAGCAAATTAAGGCAGCGGCACTAAGTTATGGCCGAGCAGCTGCGGCAGCCGTTGCAGCGCTATACATGGCAGGTGTAACCGATCCACGCACATTATCTAACGCATTTATCGCAGCCTTAATCGGCCCGATACTTAAAGCGGTAGACCCTAAGGCCAAAGAGTTCGGCGTAGGCAAGAAGTAATGCGCAGACTGGTAGGGGCGGTGGCCTTGTCGCTGCTTTTATCAGGGTGCAGTTATCAAGGATGGGTGAGATATGAGTGCCAAGAGTACGAAAACTGGGGCGAAGCTAAGTGCCAGCCACCTGCCTGCGAAGTGGTGGGTACATGCACCAAAGACCTACTCCCAAAAGACGTATATGAAGCGCCTAACGCCTGAGCAGTTACACGCCAGGCTTATCGTGTTTATTGGCTGCACGCTTGCCCTGGTATTTGCCTTTAGTGTATTTGGCATGTTGTATGCGTTGATATTTGTAACTCAGCCCATATCAAATCAAGCGCCTAATGATCGAGCGTTTATCGACCTACTCACAACGCTAACCATATTTTTGACTGGCAGCCTGGGCGGTGTGCTAGCAGGTAACGGCCTAAAGTCCAAGCCTAAAGACCCACACGACACGCCGCCAAATACGCCGAGTACTTGATTATGTCGGTAGGGCGCTTTACCCTTTTACAAAAGGTGGTAAAGGGCTACCTGATTATCAAGGGATCACACTATGCAAAACGAACAAATGATGGCATGGGTTTTATTCTCCATGCTAGGTACGGCAGTAATCTTTTACAGCTTAGGAGTAGCTGCAGGCCGTAAGGATGGACACAAAGCCGGGCGAGCAGTAGGCATCCGCATTGGCGAGCGCCGCGCACGTGAGGCGGTAAGCAAATGATCAAGGCTGCACCTACTGGTACATATTGCACCGACTGTAAAGCAGAGTTTGGCAATTTTGACACTAAGACCCAGACCTGGACTTTTAGCGATAAGTGCGTGCCTATTGCCACGATCATTACCGTCTCGGTCACTATTAAATCAAAGGGCGCTACACGTGCCTATTGTCATTACCACAAGCGCCAGGCTGAGACATGGCCAGATGGTAAAGGCGGTTTTATTCATTGGTCACTAGCCGATCAAATGCAAGCAGCCGTAGAGGCAGAAAAGCAGGTGCTCAATGTTTAACCTGGATGATTATGAGGATGTAAATACACGCATCAAGCGTTTTAGAAGCGAGTATATATCGGGGCGCATTGAAGCATCGATCGTTGAGGTAGACCTACAGGCTGGCTATGTGCTGGTTAGAGCTGCCGTATATCGTGAGCATGAGGACATGGTGCCTGCAGCTGTGGACTTTGCATATGGCAACGTGGCCTTTTACCGCGAAAATATGAAGCGGTGGTTTATCGAGGACACTACAACGAGCGCCATCGGTAGGTGCATCAGCCTATTGATGCCAAGTGAGCATCGACCAACTAAAGAGAACATGGCACAAGTGCAACAGACTGCACCTGCACCTGAGGTTGATCCGTGGGTAGTGCATCCCGAAGGCACGGCAGAGCCACTAGCTACCGGGCTGGATTTAATTAAAGGTGCGTTAGGTGGAGTTATTACCGAGCAAGCCGAAACCTGCGAGCATGGCCGTATGGTCTACAAAGAAGGCATAAGCAGTAAAACAGGCAACAAATACAAGGGATGGGTATGTCCATCAAAAGCCAAGCCACAATGCGCACCACGTTGGGAGAAGTAAATGAGCGGCGATTTTGAAATGATTAATCTAAAGACAGGCAACCGCCTAACGATACAGATGGATGGCACCGAGATACGTGACCAGGTGCAGCCGCCTGCTATCGAGTGGTGTGACAAAGGACAGCATTTTGCTTGCAAGATCGATGGCAAATACGTAGACGATAAACTATGGATTTGCTTAGAGTGCAACCGTGCATAAGGTCATATTGGATTACGCCCAGGAGATCGAGGCGCATGAGATAGGTCTAGCACGTGTACTAGCCAGAGCATCAAGGCCAGATCATGCAGGTAGGTTTAATAAGGCTATAAGTCTGCATGAGTTTATAGCTGAGCACGCGGAAGCTGTGGCATCTGAAATGGCTGTAGCGCAATACTTCGGCATACGTAACTTTCGGGCTACGTTAAACACTTACAAGGGGCAAGCGGATGTAGGTAGCCGCATCGAGGTCAAATGGACTAAGTACGAAAACGGCTGCGCCATCATCAATGCAACGGATCGAGCACAAGACGTTGTAATCCTAGTTACCGGGCATAGCCCTTGCTATCGCCTGGCTGGCTGGATACCTGTAGCGATGGCTAGAACTTCACGCTACCTAAACGCTAGGCAGGGTAACTTCTGGGTAACTCAGGATGATCTATTCCCTATTGAAAATCTAAGAGCTAGTGTGCATGGCGATGCCCTTAATTGAGTGCCGAGTATGCAAGGCCAAGATAGATCACAAAATAGTCGAAGTTACCGACAACCTACCGCCTGATACTCATGTGCTGGAGTGTTTAGGCTGTGGGGTCTTAGGCGTTATGAGGTGGCAAAATGACCAGACCAGTTAAGTGCCGCATATTTGAGTGGGATATGAACATGTGGTGCAGGCTAAAGGCTACCGAGACTGCCTACCTGGACTACTTCGGTACGCGTATAGGCTACCCATTATGCCCAACACACTATGAATATGTGAACAACCTATGAAGCGATATTTGACAGGGATGCTACGCTCCAGTCGCTATAGCGAGCCGCAACCGCGGATAGCTCGCCTGCGACACTTCACTATTTGGGCCGCGCTATTTGTAATTACAACGGTTGCAACAGGGCAAGCAAAAGCAGACAATATAAGCAGTCAAGAGATGTTTAAGTTATATGCACACATGAAAGTATTAGATGATAAGCAGTACAGATGCTTAGTTATATTATGGCGTAATGAGTCACAATGGAACCCGGTAGCCAAGAACCGTAAAAGCACAGCATTTGGTATACCACAGCTGTTAAAGATGAAAGAGACCAACCCATTTAAGCAAATAGATTTAGGTCTAAAGTACATCGATCATCGATACGATGGTGATACATGTAAAGCATTGGCTCATCATAAGAAGCGAGGCCATTACTAATGGCATCAAGACGAGGCAACCCACGCACCAAGCAGAGCTACAAAAAGGCAAGGTTGGCTGTGCTATTCAGGGATCAGTTCACATGTGCCTACTGTGGACAAGAAGCAAACCAGGTAGATCACGTTATTCCATTGAAAACAGACAGTAGCCTGGCTAACGCCATATCAGTAGATAACTTAGTTGCTTGCTGCAAGCGATGTAATACACGTAAGAACGCTAAGCCATTAGCCGTTTTTTTAGCCGATACTGCTAC